TAGGCCCTGGCGGTGATCATAGACTGCCATATACATCCTCCGGATGCCGCTTCGCGGAATACCTCCCCGCTACTCTCTACCACGGCCCTTCGGCCGTGGAGAATCATGGTAGTCCATATCAAAGCAGGACTATCAAGGAGGACCACAGTGGCCAAGGTGTACGTGGACGATCAGGGCAACCTGGTCGAGCAGGTTAAGAGGAAGCCTGGCCGCAAGGCGAACCGAACCGTCCAGGAGAAGAAGGACACCATCCTCTCCTACATGCGACAGGGCATCACGGTCGCTGAGGCGTGCCGAGACCTCGGCATCACGAACCAGACGGTGCAGTACTACAAAAACAGCGACAAGAGCTTCCGGGCTGAGTACGAGAGGCTCCGCCTGATGAAGACGGCGGGAGCTGAGGCTGGCAAGGTTCCAGTCCCCGACTTCCCGACGTTCTGCGAGGAGTACCTCGACACCAAGCTGTTCAACCACCAGCTCCAGTGGTATGACGTCCTGGAGGGACGTCCTCCGAGGAACATGCATGAGAACCAGGTGTACAAGCCTGGAGATCCTGGCATGATCATCGTGAACACTCCACCCGAGCATGCGAAGTCCACCACCATCACGGTGAACTACACGACGTGGCGGATCTGCCAGGATCCGAACATCCGAATCATCATCGTGTCTCAGACTCAGGAGATGGCCAAGCGGTTCCTTCGGGCGATCAAGGATCGCCTCGCTGGAGCCAACCACGCCTACAAGAAGCTCCAGGTCGACTTCGCACCTGAAGGCGGCTTCGACGCGAACAGCGCGTCGTGGACCGCCGACTCTATCTACGTGAACGCTGAAGCCCGAGACTCCGGTGAGGCTACGCCTACCGTGCAGGCTCTGGGTATGAACGGTCAGATCTACGGTAACCGTGCTGACCTCATTATCCTCGACGACACGGTGACAGGTAAGAACGCTCATGAGTTCGAGAAGCAGATCGACTGGATCCAGCGAGAGGTCATCAACCGACTCACCTATCCTGGTGGAGTACTGCTCCTGGTGGGTACGCGCCTTGCGCCTGTCGAGCTATACAGCGAGATCCAGAAGCCAGAGTGGTACGGTCAGGACGAAGAGTCGCCCTGGACCTACCTCACTCAGCCCGCAGTCCTTGAGTTCGCCGAAGACCCAGACGACTGGGTTGTTCTCGCACCCTTCACCAACCGACCCCCGGTATCGCTCGGAGCAAGAAAGCTGGTGGAGGCACGGCCGGACGGACTCTTCCCGTGGCACTCGGGAAGGTCGCTAGCCAGGCGGCGAGCCACAAGCTCGCCTCAGAACTGTAAGATGGTCTATCAGCAGGAGCAGGTGGTCGAGGATGCGATATTCCCGGCGAACAAGGTGGCAGCTAGTATCGACGGAATGCGAGCGGCTGGCATCATGTCACCCGGTGCTCCCGGTCATCGACCTCACGGAATGGATGGACTCTACGTCGTGGGCGGCTTCGACCCCGCGATCACTGGCCATGCCGCCGCCGTCGTCCTTGGTGTCGATCGCATGTCCGGGATGCGGTATGTCCTCGACGTATGGACTGCCCCAAATCAGAAGCCGGACGACCTCTTCGACAAGCTGAAGGACTGGACGGTCAAGTATCACATGCATGAGTGGGTCATCGAGAAGAACGCGATGAACCTGATGGTCACGCAGAACCGCGACCTCCGGAACTTCCTCGGCTCACGTGGCACTATCCTCAAGGAACACTTCACTGGCAACAACAAGAACGACGCCGACTTCGGCGTCGCCTCCATGTCCATGCTCTTCGATGGAGCGCTGGAGAATCGGGGCCTGATCAAACTGCCGAGCAGGTCTCAGAACGAAGGCGTCAAGGCCCTCATCGAGCAGCTCGTCACCTGGTTCCCCCAGTCCAAGGCCAAGCAGGACACGGTCATGGCCCTCTGGTTCGCAGAGACCCGGGCCCGTGAATTGGTGAACGACATCGAGACGGTCTTCCACCTGAACAACGAATACCAGTCCCCCAGGGACAAGAACAAGCAGCACACGATCGACCTGGACTATCTGAGTCAGCAGAGCATGTTCGGAGGTGGCAACGGTGAGTGGTGGGGTAACTAGGGGGGAGCGCGCAGCAGACATGCTCTCTGACATTGTGGGATCCTGGAAGTTCGTCATCGGGCAGGCCACCTTCCTGGCGGTCTGGTTCACGCTCAACACTGTTGCGTGGTTCTCCCACTGGGATAACTACCCATTCGTCTTGGCGAACCTCTTCATGAGTGCAGAGGCCGCCTTCACTGGACCCATCATCATGATGTCGCAGAACCGAGCTGCGGCCATGGACAGGGAGATCCTGCGCAAGGACTTCCTGGAGGACAGCGAGACCAACAGGCTCGTTGAAGAGATTCACGAACATCTCGGGCTGAAGGAGGAGTCAAGTAATGGTTGACCTCTGGCTGCCTGGAGCCACCAAGCACGACCTGGGGAACCACGGTGCGATGGAAGGTGGTCCGGCACGAGCGACATGGCATATCACTTCCAACTCCAATGACCACACCTTCTCCAATGAGTATGGGTGGTTCACTGGTGGCGGCGCCTCCGTGGCGCCTCACATCCTCTGGGATCCCTTCACGGGTCAGATCGCCCAGTTCTTCCCCGCCGACTCCCGCTCCCTCTCTCTGAAGAATGACGGCACGGTGCGGACGAACCGCACGGGCAAGTACAATATCCAGATCGAGATCGTCTTCACGGCCGGTGAGACTGTCGACGGCAAGGTGTATCACACCGCAGCCGAGACGCCTCGCAAGGGTCTGGGCACCATCGTCACATGGCTCCGCTCCCTCGGGATCGTGGATGCCTGGCCTGGCGGCGAGCCTACAGCCTTCGCTCGCGATGACGTCACCCTGGACACCTGGCTGCACAAGGGCGGCCACTACGGGCACAATCAGGTGCCTGGCAACGATCACGTCGATCCGGGTCCGCTCGGTGACATCTTCGGTGCTGCGGCCCCCAAGCCTGCGCCGGTCTATGCGCCGTTCCCTGGCGACAAGTACTTCTTCTATGGACGCACCAGCAAGCTGGTCACTGAGGTTGGCCGCGCGCTTGTGCGCGCGGGCTATAAGGGCTACAAGATCGGACCCTCTCCGGTCTTCGGTCCGGCTGACCGACGTGGCGTCAAGTGGTTCCAGGAGCAGCACGCCGAGCTTCGCGGTGATGCTGATGGACACTTTGGTCCGCTGACCTGGAAGCTGCTTAAGGTTCGTCCGCCCAAGTGATCTAAGGAGGTGACATGGCCAGTCTCGAAAAAACTTGCACCGACTGTGGCGAGCTGAAGCCAGTTACCGACTTTAACAAGCAGGGCAAGTATCTAACCTCTCGATGCAAGCCGTGTCTAGCCCTGGCCCGAAAGGGCCAGTATGGCAGGACTGCGCAAGCCACGAAGGACCGCTGGAAGCGGACTGCCACTGCCAGGCGATATGGTCTGTCGCTTGAGGAGTATGACGCCCTGGTTGCAGCGCATGAGCGCTGCCCCATCTGCTTGACCACTGATCCAGGTGGTGTCGGTTGGGCTGTAGACCACGACCACGAGACAGGCAAGGTTCGAGGCATCCTATGCAGCGAGTGCAATCTTGCGATCGGGAAGCTCAAGGACAACATAGCTAATCTCACTAGAGCGCAAGCGTATCTGGAGGTGACCTCATGACCTCCTTGGACTCCATCTTCAACCGGGTCGAGGCACTGCGCCGTGCCGCTTCGGATCGTGACCAGAGGCACCGAGACGTCCATGACGTCCGGTCAGGTGACATCGACACTGTCATCCCAGGCTCCATGCCTGAAGCCTGGCCGAAGCCGATTGTGGCAAACCTGATCGACACGTCTGCCCGAGACCTCGCCGAGGTGATGGGGACCATGCCGAGTGTCAACTGCTCGACGGGGATCCTGACTACCGACAAGGCGAAGCGGTTCTCGTCCAAGAAGACGAAGGTCGCCAACTACTACATCCAGTCTTCCCGGCTCAATGCCGGGAAGCAGGTAGAGCTGGCCGACTACTACACAACTTACGGCATGGCCATCTATGTGGTTGAGCCGGACTTCGAAGACAAGCGCCCCCATATCCGGGTGGAGAACCCGATGGGCGTCTATCCTGACACCGACATGTTCGGTCGCCTGAAGAGTTACAGCAAGGTCTGGCGGGAAGAGGCCATCCACCTGGTCTCCAAGTTCCCTGGCCTGGCCCGCATGCTCCAGACCAACGCGGTCGGCCAGACCGACCTCGGCTGGGCTGAGCGTGAGATCGAGATCGTGAAGTATGTGGATGCTGAGCGCATCGTGCTCTACATGCCGAGCCACGGTAATCATGTGATCGACGACATGCCCAACCCGATGGGCAAGATCTTCATCTCTGTCGGCATTCGTCCTGGGTACGACAATGAGATCCGAGGCGCCTTCGATGACGCCATCTGGGTCCAGCTCGCTAAGGCTCGCATGGCCCTGCTCGGACTGGAGGCCACGGAGAAGACGGTACGCGCACCGCTGGCTGTTCCTCGCGACGTGCAGAAGATGACCTTCGGAGATGACGCAGTCATCCGCACCGACAACCCGGACAAGATCCGACGAGTTGGTATCGACGTACCGCAGGCCGCCTTCCAGGAGGGCCAGGTACTCGAACAGGAGCTGCGCGTAGGAACGCGCACCCCCGAAGCTCGCAGCGGTAACGTGGATGCTTCGATCATCACTGGCAAGGGTGTGCAAGCCCTGATGGGCGGCTTCAATACGGTCGTCACTACAGGGCAGACTGTCATCGGTGAGGCTCTCCGAGTTGCTATCCAGCTCGCCTTCGAGATGGACGAGCTGCTCTGGCCAGCCGAGAAGAAGACGATCCGAGGCACCTCTCAGGGTACGCCCTTCGAAGAGACCTACACTCCTGCCAAGGACATCAACCAGGACTACACTGCTGACGTCACCTACGGCTTCGCTGCTGGGCAGGATCCGGCTCGTGCGATTGTCGGACTACTTCAGCTTCGTGGCGACCAGCTCATCTCCCGCGACTTCTTCCAGCGGCAACTGCCGATGGGGATCGACGTGGTTCAGATGCAGACCCAGATCGACAACGAGCAGTTCACCGATGCTCTCAAGCAGGGCATGATGGGCTACATGCAGGCCATCCCCCAGATGGCCCTACAGGGACAGGATCCACTGGACGCGCTTCAGAAGGTTGCCCAGCTCATCGCACTTCGGGAGAAGGGAGAACCGGTACATGACGCCGTTCTCAAGGTCTTCACCCCGAAGCCTGCACCTGCCGGTGCTGCGCCACCCAATCCGCTGGCTGCGGCTATGGGTGGAGGTGGCCCGGGATCTGCGCCACCTGGACCGGGCGGAGCACCCGGAGCACCTCCTGGAGCTGGTGGCGCCCAAGGACCGCAGGGCATAGATATGATGACCCTGCTCAGTGGACTGACGGGAGGCGGGGAAGCCAACATGACAGCCCGAACCCAACGCCAGTCTCCACTTCAATAAGGAGAACCGTGAACCCTAACATCGTGTGGGGTGCGCTCTTCGCCGCAGGCGGAGCGTATGAGATCTATGCCATCTTCAACAGGAAGCATGGCGATACTCTATCTGAACGGGTCAGGTCGCTGTTCCACGTCAAGACAAAGATCGGCAAGACGGTCTTCACGGTGGCATGGCTGACCTTCTCCGCCTGGTTCCTCGTTCACATCCTAGGAGGTTGATATGACCTACACTCAGGTCAACTCGTCCGCCTCGCATGAAGGTGAGCTGAAGGGCGAACTCTTCGCTGGCGACCACGGTCCCCAGGGCGTCTTCGCTTCTCTCAAGGGTCCGGCCCTCACGCCACCCGAGCTTTCTTTCAGCGAGCAGGACACGAACTACAACGACGGCCGGGTTGATTCCCAGCACGTCGTGCTGTCCCCCGGCACGGACTGGCACTCTCATGGTCCTGTCGAGTCCGGCCCGTACGCCACCGACAAGACCACGGGTCCTGGCGGTACGATCGCCCACTGAGTTGAGGAGGCTCCATGAGCACACCCGTTAGCGGTCCTGGGCAGTTCTCGAAGAGGACCGACAAGGCTGTTGGCCAAGCGAACCGGAGCCTCCCCAACGCCGACTACGGCGAGCAGGCTCAATACCAGCAGCAACTTCAGGGCGCCCCCATGGCACAGGATCAGGGTGGCGGCCAAGGCTTCAGCTCCATGTTCGGTGACCCGTCCCAGAACGTTGTCGGTCTCGGAGAAGACACGACGATGCCGGATGTGCCAGTTACTGATGGAGCGGATTCCGGCCCTGGAGCCGGATCCGAGGTATTGCCTGGCGGTCAGCCTGACGCCAACATATCCAAGCTGCGGGCCTACCTGCCCGCGCTTGAGTACATGGCGGACAATGGCAACAGTGACGCTGCCCGCAATCTAGTGAGGCAGATTCAGGCGCAAGCGATGTGAGGTGACAGATGTCTAAGTGGTGGGATACCGACATGGCTGACGCAAGTCAGGCCCTGTACGCCGACCCTAACATGGCGCTCAATGTCGCCACTGTTCCTCAGTCTCTCGCTCAGCAGCAGAGCCAGTTCAAGTTCGATGAGGACAACGCTCGCCAGGACAAGAATGGCCTGCTCGGTGGACTCATGGGCGCTCTCGGCACAGCCGACTCATGGCTCTCGAACATCCCCGGTTGGGGCATCGCCAAGCAGGCGGTGTCCTATCCGATCGATAAGACTGCATCCGGCTTGCGGTGGGTCTACTCCAATGCGATCTCGCAGCCGATCTCTACACTTCTGCTCCACTCCGCTCACAATATCAACCAGGGCCCGTCCGGCGAATGGTCTGGACTGTTCTCCTGGGGATGGGGTGACGACTGGAAGCAGGCAGAGCACATCTCTCCTGGCCAGGCGTTCACGAACATCGAGAACACCGCCGAGGCTTCTGGCCAGCCCGGCATGCTTTCTGGTCTATGGGGCGACGCTGGCTCCCACTTGAGCCAGCACGAGAAGGACATGGTCAAGCAGAACACCGACCGGTTCATCTACGACACGGACTACTGGAAGAAGAAGGGCGGCTGGAAGTACAACGTTGGTTCCGGCTCCATTGACTTCATGTTCAACGTGATCGACCCGGCGACTGGCGGCATCGTCAGCGGTGTCTCCAAGACCGTCAAGGGCGCACGTGGCGTACAGTTCGTGGCTCAGGATGCTCGATACGCTGCGAAGGTTCCTGGCGCTGCCGGTGTGGCCCGCACGCGCGGGCCTATCGCCGACATCTTCGTGAAGCAGCAGACTCCCGAGCAGGTGGCCGCCTCTCCGTCGATGCAGAAGGCATTCGACTGGATGAAGGAAGATGGCCGCACTGTCGAGGAGATCGCGAACCATCCCATGTGGGGCAAGGGTCGTCGAGCCAATCCGGCTCGGTACGACATCGCGAAGTTGGCCCACGACACTCCGCGTGACAACATGGAGCAGCTCTGGCGCTTCACTGCTGGTGACTCCAATGCTGCGGCAGACCTCGCCAAGTCGGCACCCGAGGTGCTGAAGAAGGTCGGCCAGACGATGGACAACCGTGTGCTGCTTCAAGGTACCCGGATGAACCTGCCGATGCTCCAGCACTTCAAGGCCAACTATGAGAATGACGCCCAGGCTGGTGCCTGGGCTGGCAAGATGCCTGGCACGCCTGCCCTTGCTGACGAAGAGAGCAAGTTCCCCCAGCTCCTTGAGCCTCCCTATCCGCGACCCGCGACTCCTGGGCCGCGCCAGGCGGGCTGGGATGCCACATGGGGGCGTCTCCAGACCCAGTCGAACATCAACCGTACAGCGGCTGCCGAGATCGCCTCTAAGACCCCGCTGAAGATGACTAACCCGGCAGAGCAGACTACGCTTGCCGATGGCCTCAAGGCGGAGCAGTGGAAGGCTGGGCGGCTCGAAACGCTGGCTGATGACTATGACGAGCTGGTCAACAATGAGCGCTACCTCGGTGGCGTCCTCGGCCAGATGGATAACTGGACTCCTGCGGCTTCGCCTCTATTCGGTGCAGTCAATACTATGTACCGCATGGGTGGACTCACGATGCGGAACACGGAGAAGGCCGCCGAGAGGCGGGCCATCATGTCGGCGGGTAAGAAGCCCAAGCCGATCGGTGGCAACTTCGTCATGACTGCGGTCAAGCGCGGCATGGGTGCTCCTATGACCATCATCCACAACTTTGGAGATCGAACTCCCCAGGGGTTCGTCGATCATAATGCGGATGATGCGCGAGACCGAGTGTTCGATATGCTCAAGCAGGTGCCGGGCATGCAGCCCTCGCAGCGACTGGATCTCATTGAGATCTACAACTCTGCGAGTAACAAGATCGAGCGGACTCAGGCTCTGGACAAGATCCATGATCAAGTCATGAATCACATTCTCCAGACCAATGGACTGCATCCGGACATTGCTGATGTCCTAAAGGGTGCGATCAAGGATGGTATCGCCTCCAAGATCCAGGAGCTGACAGGCAAGGCGCCGAGCAATATCTCACAGCGCTTCGGCCCGGAAGCCACCAGCCCTGATGACATCGCCAAGCTGACTGGACAGTCGGTGGACGACTTGGTAGATAATGCCAAGCCTGTCCGGTCTGACCGAGTTGTGAGTGTCGAGGATGGCCACGGACTGGTGATCAGCCCGCTGGCCCAGACTCAGCTCAGCAGCAACGACATCCTATTTCCCGTTCAGGAGATCAACCGCCTGGTCAAGCGCTCCAGTGGATCCTTCCAGGGATTCCGTGGTAGCACCGGGGAAGCCAAGGACTGGGTCGTCAAGAGGCTTGATGGATTCGACAACCTGTGGAAGGCCGCGACGCTTCTGCGTCCGGGCTTCATCCCTCGCATGGTGTCCGATGAAGTCCTGGCTCGCATGTTCAAGTTCGGTGGTATGGCCACCCTTCTGGACACCGGCAAGGGTATGGGTCACTTCCTGTCCAACCGGTCTCGTCAGGTTGGTGCGATTGTGGGTAAGGGGTCTTACGTCCCCACTACCGGCAAGGGCATCGCATCCAGCCGGGCGATCGTCGCACTGGATGATGAGAGCATCATTGCCAAGGCAGAGGCGCGAGGTCTCAAGACCTCTCGCATCAAGGTGCCCCCAACCCTCCGCATGGCCTACGGCCGGATCTCGGATGAGAACGACGCACTGGCGGCCACCCAGAAGGAACTGGCTCTCGCTAAGCGAGAGGAGGCTCCGGACCTTGGATACATATCGGCTCTCCAGACCCGGCTCCAGGATCACCAGAATGTGATCGACGAGTACCACGACTATGTGGGCGAGATTCTCCGGAAGGCTGAAGTCAGCAAGGGTCGCCGTCTCGGCGACAGCGACTTCATCTACAAGGTCGGCAAGACCTCGTACCGAGTGCCGCAGGCATTCAGTGACGAGTGGGACAACCCCATCCCTCGGGATCAGATCAGCTCCGAGAACGCCTGGAAGAACCTCTTCACCCGTGGTGAGATGATCGACAGGCAGCGGTTCTGGTCGCACGCCGAGAAGACGGGTGCCTACAAGCTGATCACCCCAGACGACCCCGGTCACATGCAGTCCTGGCTCGACGCAGTCAACAAGCAGATCCGGCAGGACCCGTTCCACCGGATGATCGCTGGCGGAGCCTCCGACAAGGAGGCGCTAACCTGGCTGACCCGAGAAGGTCCTGGTCGTAAGTACATGCAGAACATGGGCTACTGGAACCAGAACAAGCCGCAGTTCGTT